CTTTATTACTCAATAAAAAAGGTTTTACCTTCTCATCCATTTGTTTGGATAATTCACTACTACCCTGTTGATTTAAATTTTTCCACTTCCCATTATCAAAATAAGACTGACTACTTATGTTTATAACTTTACCTGACTCAGCTTCATTGATAAGATTATACATGGATAAGATATGTTTCTTATCCTCCTCGGTTATTAAAAATCCACTTCTACACGACATATTCATAAATATCTTAATACTTAGTAATATTTATAAATATGACCGATAGAACTAAATTAGAAAATGTATTAAACATGTTAATTAAGAAAAAATTTCCGTTTGTACAAGATGTTGAAGTGGTTAGAATTATACAACATTTTAACGATTTACGTGGAGATATTAATTTTTATGTAACCAAAGACTTTATTAAAGAACATGTCAGATATGACTGTTATGACCAAATGGAAAAAGATGATGATATATTCTTCTCTTTATTCTCTTTTAACTGGTGTTCCGATGAAAAAATAGATGAATCCTATATATACAATTTGGTTGAAACAACATATAAAATGTTAGGACTTGCTTGGTCACATAGTATTAATAACACAAATCTATCCCTTTCAGTTGTACAATTACCCGAATCTAACGAGAACCCTTCCTAATATTCTCCTCACCCCATAATGGTTGTAAGTTCTCTAATGACCAACATTCCATGAATTCACTATCACCTATCTCCTGAATATTGTACGAAGCAATTGCCTTAATGTGGTCAACATGCCATTCACCATAATTATCCCACGTCATACCGTCTTTAAATTGGTTTTCCAAGTGAAATATTAACTCGTCAGGAGTGTATTGTAGGATGTCAAAGTAATGACCATTCTTTTGAATATTGTTCTCCTTTAATACCTGATAAATTGCAGTCCTGAAATTGTTGATTAACTTATAGAGGGGGTATTTTGATTTACGAGTTCTTTCGTAGTTTCTTTTTACTTCACGGATTTTATCTATATTTTTTTCACGGTATTCTTTGAGGTATTGTTTACGATGCTCTTTATTTTGTTTGTACCATTTTTTTGACTTTACGGACATATATTCTTTATTTTTTTCTCTCCATTTTTTGTCTGCAACTGTTTTACCTCCTTTAAACTTTCTACCAGACTTACCCACTACAACCCCATTTTCTTTTAAAATTCTTACAATTATAGTTTTGTGTACACCAATTTTTTCTGATATTGATGGACTACCCAACATATCTTCATTATATAATCTAATGATTTCTCTTATTTTGTGTTCATCCAAAATTATTTTTTTCATATTAAGTAAATATAACCATAAAATCGTTTGTTGTCAACGAATAAAAAAAAAGGTCAGATTTCTCTGACCTTTTTAGTGTTTTATTCAAGATTATGATTATCTCAATTCTCTTAAATCAAATGTACGAACACCATCAACAGTAATTCTTCCGTAGAAGCGATTATTTACCATTTTTTTAGCGTATCTAGTCATGATACCTTTGATTGGTGTGAAGTTGAATGGATTGTACATTGTAGGAGTTAATTGTAGAGGCACATACGGTGCGTAGATGTAACCAGTGTCTAACAATGATGTTCCTTTATGCCCAATTAACACTTGGTTAGGTGGGAAGTAAGGGTCACGGTAAACTTGGTAACGACCAGCTAATGTACCAACTCTTTCAATACCCATGTTGTATTGGTCTTGCTCAGGAGATGCGTTAGATACGTGGAAGTATTCTAAATCATCGAAGATTGCAGAAACCTCAGAAGATACAACAATCCAGTTAGCTCCACCACGAAGTGTAGACTTGTGGATTTGTGCAGATAATTGGTTGATTGCTGTAATCAATGTTTGGTTCCAGTCTTTCTGAGTGTAAGAAGTTGTAAGACTTAATCTCTTCCAACCGTTGTAGTCCCAACGTAAATTCCAAGCGGCACCTTTACGTAAGTCACGTAAGATTTCACGGTCGATTTCTGCTGCAACTTGTTCTGACAACAACGCTGTCAATTCAGCTTCAGCATCGATGTTATGGAACGCTGCAACGTCTTGAGCCAATTCAGGAGACCATTGTGCTCTTAATTTTCTTTCAGACACAGAAACTGTTACAGAATCTAATGTGAAAGAAACTTCACCAATTTGGTCTTCAAATTCAAGATTTTTATATCTTCTGAATACAGCTGATAATTCAGTACCTGTCTCAAATGTACCTGTTGTAGTACCAGTATATCCATCAAGAGATTCTGCGCCACAATCGATACAAACTGGACACTGAAGGTCAACTTCTAAATAGATACAACCATCAGGACTACAAATGTCGTTGAAGTAACCGTTGTTACCTTCAGAAGGCCATGGTGCTTGTGTTGATTTAGTAAGACCATTAACAATACCTTGTCCGTATTGTTGAGTAACAACTCTGAACAATAATGAATTAGGGTTACCTGCCGCATCAAACACTACATTACATGGAGTATTTGCGGAGAATGGAGATTCAGCTTTAGCAACATTAGAGAAAATTCTTAAATCAGCCAAGAAAGTTTCTGAATCATATTCGTTTCCATCAGGACCAATTAATTTTCCGTTACCATCGTCAGCAAAACCACACATTTTAACGATGATTTTTCTAACGTTTTTGTCAGAGTAAGCCGCTGTTGCTCCTGAAGTAGTTAATTGACCATTAGACCAAATAACCATAGTAGTCACTGCAGTAATTGCTGACCATTGACCTTTAGAATAGTCAAACAATCCTGGAGGGTCTAATTGTCCTTCATTACCTTCATAGAACAAATCATAAAGATTCTTTTGGAATTGATTACCTGTAATATAACCTGAGGTTGGACTACCTGGGTAGTTACCTGGAGAACCTACAGGGCCTAAATGTGAACCTGATTGTCCATTGTAGAAATTCTCAGCTGTTTGTGGTGTCGCATAAGGATTACCATTGTCATAAGCTTGAATCTTAGGTACGAAGTAGAACAATTTACCGATAGGTAAGTTCATAGCTTGTACTGATACGATGTCATTCGCTAACAATTTAGAGAATACACGTCTAACGATAGGAAATACAACAGTTTCGAATGAACCTGAAGAACCGTCAGAAGTTGCTTCGTTTATCAAGTGGCTAGCTTGGTTTTCATATAACTGAGCCACGTTTTCTTTTAGGTGGCCTTTAAGACCTTCAAGGAACCCTAATTTGTCCCATTTGTTGATAGTATCTTCTTTGATAACTTTAAGGTGTTTTAAACCGATGTTACCAACAAGACCTGATTCTAATAATGCTCCCATTTTTTTTTGGTTTTTTATTTTTGTTTTAGGTTTATTTTAATTTTGACATCAAATCTTTCATTCTCAAGAACTGAGGATTTTCATAAGTTTTTGACTCAATCAAGTTAGCAGCTGAACCTGAACTAGGTGATTTTTCAATTCTTTTTTCAACTGATTCAGTAACTGTTTGTACTTGTGTGCTTGTTGATGAAAGTTCATCTTTGATTGTCTTGTACAAATTCTTAGATTCTTTAATATTTTCAACCGAATCAAATCTTCTAAGAATATTGATTTTTTCTTGTTTTGATGTTGAGTGTTCTGTAAACAAACGTGTAGCGTATGCTAAGTTTGAATTAAATACCGCAACTTCATTTAATTTATTTCTGAATACATTTAAAGCTTTTCTATATTCTTCATTTTTTTCTCTAAGAATTTGAACTTCTTTTTGGGAAGTACTTTCTTCGATAGCGGTGTTAAATTGAGAATGTGCTCTTGGTTTCGGTAAACCACCTTTTCTAAATTTAGACCCTGAACCTAAGGTTCTTGAAGCTTCTTTAGTTTCCACTTTTTTAGTACCAGCTTTTACCACTGTATTTTTTCCTAATTTTTTACCAAGGTTTTCTCCTTCTTTGTATTCAAATTTTGCTTTACCTGTACCAACTGATTTAGGTCCTTCTTTCATTTTTTCTTTGAACCCACCAGCCATATTAGGTTTTTTAGCGAATTTGAATTTCGAAGCACTTCCGAATCCTTTGCCTTTAGGTTTAGAAGTTATTTTAGACTCTTCAAGATGTGAATCTTCATCCATATCTTCTTCGTCATCTTCTTCACCTTCAAACATTTCGTCTTCGTCTTCGTCCTCATCATCAAATGAGATTTCGTAAACTACAGACTCGTCTTCTTCGTCTTCTTCAGAACTTTGTTCACCGAATACTTTATTAACGATATCATCAACATCATCAGATTCATCCATTTCCATTTCTTCATCATCAGAGTCATCCATTTCCATTTCTTCATCATCAGATTCGTCCATTTCCATTTCTTCATCGTAATATTCTTCCATAGATTCTTCTTCTTCCTCACTTTCACCTACCAACATGTATTCTTTGTCTTCATCTTTTAGGTTGATGTTTCCAGCTTCGTCTTTAACAACGGTAATGCTATCTTCAGGTCCCATCAATTTGAAAACTTTCATGATTGATTCGGTATCTTCACCAGTAAGGTCGATAGTATCGTCCATATCGATATCGGTGTCGAGATTATCAGTATCCATTTCAGTATCATCATCAGCCATCATTAAATCGTCAGCCGGTGTTTCAACATCCATGTCAACATCTGTCTCAATCTCATCTTCTTGTTCAGTCAGAGATTCTTTTACAAGTTCTTTGATTTCTTCCTTCATTGTTGAAGCAAGTATTCCTTTTGCGTTTTCGGCAACTGCCTCTTCTAAATTTTTCATTGAGAGGATTGCTTCTTCTACTAAAGATTTTTCTTTTGCCATGTTTGCGTTATTTTTAATATAAATATTACCAACTATTGAAAAAGTTTTATTTATTACTCCAATAGATGATATTTTTTTTATTTCTATATAAATATTTTCATTTTAACCAAAATTTTTTTTAACCGCAAAAAAAAGGGGAAAGATTTCTCCTTCCCCTTTTTACAATAATCTTAATCTAAAGACTATTCAATTACTTCATTAATTTTACTCTCAACGATTGCAGTAATTCTCCAATCTTGTGTAAAACCTTCAAAAACCTTTGTTACCTTTGCTTCAACATCTGTTGGATTATAACCTTTTACAAGTTTTTCTTCTCTGACTTTTTTTACTTTACCTGTTTCAGAATCAGGTAAATCGATTTGTACCTTAGCTACGAAGTATTTTTCTTCCATATTAATTTTTTTATAAGGATAACAAACTTATTCTTTAATGTCAATTATTTCCCTAAATAATCAGATAATCTTTTCATCAAATCCAAAGATTTATTACCAGTTTCACCAACTTGTCTTTTTATCTTCATTTCATTCTCTTCCTCTAAAGACTCGTCAAATTTTTGTCTATCTTCAACATCATGGAAAAGATAAGCACCTGGTGTAGACGGAGAGGAAACCAAGTCAAAACAAATCAATTCAAAATCATCCTGAACTTCATTTTGTTCTCCCACCTTTTTAAGTGAACCTACACCACGAGAAGAAATACCAAGAGTAACACCTTGTCTTAAATAATTTGCGGCTAAGTCCCCTTTTGTGGAACAAACCCCTCTTTCGTGAAAACCTGGACTTGTTAATAATCTAAGTTTTCCCATAAGTACAGGACCTTCCCACCAAATATCATCAATGATATGTGATACTCTATCAAGGTCTATTAGTGATGACTCGGGGTGATTTAATTCAGAAAGAGAAGTCCCTTTTTGAATTATTTTTTTATAGTTATCCGCTTCTCTTTTTAATATTCTTTCAGGGTATATTCTACCATTTCTGTTTGGAGTATTATATTTTTGTAGAACAGCATAGAATTCAAATGGCTTAGAATGGTCGAGATGTTTCTGTTCCATTATGTATGAATTATGTTGTGTTTTTGGTGAAATATAACCGGAATCGTATTCAATAAGAATTCCTTTTCCTAATTCACCTGGTTGTAAAATCTTCATATTTGTTTTTGTTTATTAATATAAATATTGAAGAAGTTAAGTTTGTATCATTGGTTCATTAGTTTTCTTATTTTTTCCGAAGTTAAATTCAAAATTCTCATTGTTTATAAAGTTCTCAGAAAAAATAAGTGTTGTTATTTTTTTAAGTTCATCTTTTAATTTTTTTGATTTGAAATCCAAAACAACATCTTTAAAAAATAATGTTATTTCTAAATTAAGAAATGATTTTTTACCGACCATTAATCCACTTGCTCGTAAATCTAAATCAACAATAAATTTGTCATCAAATATAGTTTTGTTAATGTTTTCGAAAATTGTGTGTTTAATTTGTCTGCTTAGATTAAGAACTACACGAGTCCAATTTTCGGAGGTTTTTTTTGGTTCAACCCACGTTTGAATGTTTAAATAGAGAGATTTAAAATTAACGGAATCCACCGTACCATAAATTACCTTTGCTAATTTAAACCCCTGAATTTTTGAGGTTTTTCCTTTTTTCATTTTGTTTCATAAATTTAATTACGTTTATTTTATGAAAAAAATAAGTATATTTATGTTAATAGTCAAAAAACATTAAAAGATATTTAAATATATGTTAATCGTAAAAGTAGAAAAAAATAACATTGAGAAAGCATTGAAAATCTACAAAAGTAAAATTATTAAAACGAGGCAAATGACCGAGTTAAATAATCGTAAAACTTTTGATAAAAAATCCGTTACAAGAAGAGATGAGATTTTAAATGCTAAATTTATAGAAAAGGTTAGACAATCTTTAGATTAAAGATTTTCATTCAACATCTTCAATTTATAATACGATAATTTATCGTATGTATCTTCATTTATTTTATTGATAGTTTCCTCAATACTTGATTTAATCTCATCATTTGTTTCAGATTTCATCTCAGTTAATTTGGAAACTACAGATTCTTTCATTGATTGAAATTCTTTCTGTAATTCTTCATCATCAGCACTTAGTAACTTAACAACCTCTTTTTTATCCGATTCGTTAAGTTCTGATACAAATTTTTGGAGTGTTTTATTTGCAACATTCACCATCGTACTTAAAGGTAAATTTATAACTGATTCATTTTTAGTTTCAGATTTTTTAAGCGATTCGGCAATTAATTTTTTACTTTGTATTTTATTTTCCAAAGTAAGAATATTACTTGACATCACATTATCGATATTTTCGTAATTATTTTTCACAACCTTAGAATTTTTAACCCATTCATTAATAGGATTAAATTCTTTCATGTCAATTTTGTTGATTGTATTTTCGTATATTGTGATACATTCATTTATGTAGTCATCAACAATATCTTTTGACATCCCTTTGTTGGAACTTAATTCATCGTATAAAAAATGGAGTTTAGAAATCTTTTTATTTTCTAAAACTAATTTTTTAAATTTCTTCATTTCTTGAGGAAAAGTACCATTAGAATAAGATTCTAAAAGTTTCTGTTCCATTTTTGATTTTAATATACCGAACTTAGTCATAATTCTTTTTTATAATAAATATCAATCTCTTAGAAGTTTATTCAACTGGTCTTCAATTTCACCTAAAGAATTTCTCGCTTTTGATAAATCTATAAAACTTTCTCCGTTAATTAAGGTTTCATTTTCTATTAATATTTTGAGATTATCTCTTTTGGTAACTGATTCAGGAGTAACCGCTCCTCCACCTTCTTCTCCTCCTGGTGGTGGGGGTGGTATTTCAAGACCTCCTCCTTCTCCTTCTTCTCCTCCTGGTGGTGGAGGTGGTGTTGATGAGGTACCTTCAGTTGCACCTGACTTAACACCATATAATTTATCAATATTATCAAAAATACCTGTATGAGTAATAATTGTTGCTGTATTTGTAAGTTCAGCACCAACCGCTCTTTCAATTCTTTGTTGTTGTAAATCCAATTTAATTTCTTCATCTGACATACCAAGAATATGTTTTTTACCGTAAGACACCGATACAGGTGCAATACCTTCAACAGCGGTAACCGCATCTTTGTATAATAATATTTTTTCTTTCCAAATATCTAATTTAAGTAAATCAGCTTGAGATGATGGATTTGTTAAACTTAATGAAAAGTTTGACAATTCATCTTCAAAACCCAATAAGAATAAATGTATGATTGCAATTTTATTTAATTCAGCAACCATAGATTTTTGAATTCTATTGATTGTACGTGCAAAACGGATATCCATTAAAGACAAATTTTTACCATCACCAACAGGTTCTTCAAATCCTAAAAATGCTTTAGGTACACGAAGTGCTGTTAATAATTTCTTTTGAATATATTCAATGTCCGCAATTTCAGATAAGTTCTGTGCACCTGGCAATGTTTCTATTGGAGACGCTTGAGCTGGGTCACGAACAGGAATAAAATAATCTTGGTCAACCGCCATTTGGTTAAATCTCATATCAACATTACCTGTTTGAGAATCTACAACTTGAGAACGTTTAAATTTGTTAGCAACACGTTGTACATATGGTTCAACATCTTTATCATCCATATTTCCTACGAATACTTTAAATACACGTCTTTCAGGTGCTCTTGATGTTCTATATATCAACATAGCGTCTTCAGATAACAATAATTGTTTCCAAATACGTCTTGCTTTTTCTAACATAGATGTACCATATGGTAGTTTTCTATCATCACCTAATAATCTAAAGTGAGCCATTTCCCATGAATTAAATTCCATGTCTTTTGCCTTCCATTTAAATCTTAAACCTTTATTTTCTATAGGTTCTTCAACATTTGCCGATTTTGCCGCCATACCTCTCTCCAAACGTTCAATTTCAATGTTTGGCAATTGCATACAACCAACAACACCACTTTCTGAATCAAGTTTTAAATACACAAAATTATCCCCATATTTACAAGTATTTCTTGTCCACATAGGTAAGTTTGTATTAATATCTAAAACATTGTTAAATAAATCGGCAAGAATGGATTTTATTCTTTTTGATTCCGAGTAAATCTGTAACATATAACCATTTTGGTCAACAGTTGTAGACTCTTCACCATAAATGTCTAACGCAGCTGAGATTTCCGGGGTGTACTCCATACTTTCGTAATCATAGAAAGAAGCCAATCTTGTTGGTTCGTAGTATACTGCTTGAGTATATAAATTACTCTCAATTTTAGTCCATTGATTTGCTAAGTAATAAGTTTGTTGTGCTTGTAATAATTGTTTCTCGTATTCTTGTTTGGAAGGTGTTTTTAATAACTCTTTCTTGTCAAATTTGTATACGGGATAATCTTGATTTAATAATGCGTTAGGTCCGAAAGCTTGGGATAATCTTTGCCAAACTGTTAATTCTGCCGAATTTTTCGGATTTTTAATTTCCATTCTATCCATATCCCTTAATTTAATCTTTTTTTACTAAATATAAATATTATCTTCCTCCAAATAACCATCCATATTTTTGATAATCTTCTTTTGATACGTTTTGTCCACCAAATTGTTTATGTCTTTCATTAGTATTTGGTAATACAGGATTAAAAGATATTTGTCTTGAAACATTATCATTAGAATTAACTGACCATGAATCAATCATTGCTTTTGTTTGTTCTGTTACCTTTTGCAAACTTGTAAAAGATGCTTCAGCAACATATGTTGCCATAGCAATTGACATTATTAAGTCATCATGTCCACCCTTTTGGTGGTCAGGTCTACCATTTATATAAACAAATTTATTCATTTCGTTATATAATCTTGAACTATAAATTTTAAATTTATGTCTCATTGCTTCTTCGAATGAAGAAATTATTTGTACACGTTTGTTATTAAAGTTTATACCGGGTATTTTTTCTAACGACTTATAGTCATATTTCCATTTGTTTGCAACCTCAACACCATCAACATACAAATTCTTATAACCTAATTCTTGAAGTTTTCTTGCCGTGGAAACGCCCATACCTCCTGTTATATCTATTACGATAAAACAATTATACATATTTCCCCATTTATAACATATTTCTGCCATCGTATCTGGGGGTAGTTTACCAACATATTCCGCAACCTGTTCTCTTTCATCAAAATCAATTATTTGAAATGATGAGAAGTCTTCACTATCACCTCTACTTACGTCAACACCCATTACATACTTATGACCCATAACAGGCTCTTTCCATATCCAAAGAGAATTACCCATCATTTTATTTTGAGGTTCTCTAATTAAGTTCTCTTGAATTTCTTGTAATAAGTTAGAATCAAATACATT